CGAACAAGCGGCCAAGCACGACGCCATGCTCGAGCGCATGGGCGAGATTGTTTCGATGAAGAACGACGTTGCGGAGCTCAAACGCGATGTGCAGGGTCTTCTGGACTTGAAGAAGCACGGCGTAGGGTTTATCGCGGCGATTACACTGACTGCCGGTATCCTTATTCTTGGACTTAAGGGATGGATAACGGCCCTTGTTTCAGCGGTGAAAGGGACCTGACATGGCTAGTAGCTTAGAGGAAGCTCTCGGGAAGAACCTCCTGCCCCCGCTCGCTATGTCGGGTAGTTCCGGCGGTAGAGGTCAACAAGGCATGGACATCGCCCAGATGACCTACGAGTCCGAAGACGAAATGCCGATGAAGAAGCGAAAGAAAAGCTTCGGCGCGGATAAAAAGTACGCCAAGGGCGGGTCGGTTAGCTCCGCTTCCAAACGCGCAGACGGTTGCGCCCAGCGCGGTAAGACGCGCGGTACGATGCGATAGGGACCCAAGATGGCCATGCAGTACGACGTCAAAGTAGCCGCGTCTAGGACGTCCGCAGGGGAGATCGTGTCTCCTACGGGTCTCTCTCTGGCTCGCTGCCGGGTCAAAGCGATCTACATGCTGTGCCCCACCGCTGCTGGCACGGTTACCCTCACGGACGGAAACGGAGGGCCGCAAGTCGCGTCGTTCGACCTCCCCGCCGTGGCTAACGGGGGCAGTGTCAGTTTCCTGTTCCCCGGCGAGGGTGTTCTGGTCCACACGCTTTTGTACTTGAGCGCAGTCGCCGCTGGGGCGTCTGTAACTGTCGTTTACGGGTAGGAGGGTACTATGGGTATGAAAATGATGAATCGCGGTGCTGCGAAGTCGATGGGCGCTGCGAAGCCGATGGGCGTCAAGACGACCACTGGGGGCAAAGGCCGTATTATGTCCTACGACACCGAAGTGCAGAACATGGCCAAGGGCGGTACCTTCCGCGCTTCCGCCAACGGCATCGCCAAGAAGGGCAAGACCAAAGGCAAGCAGGTCAAGATGGCTTCCGGCGGGAAGTGCTGACGTGCGCGCCAGTCGCGGTATGGGGGCTATCGCCCCCGCCAAGAAGCCGAAGGTAATCAAGCGGACGGACAACCCGGACGACGTGGCTTCCTACGCCAAGGGCGACTGGATCAAGGGCGCTGTGAAGAAGCCCGGAGCCCTACGCGCGCAGCTGGGCACCAAGGCGGGGGAGAAAATCCCCGCCAACAAGCTAGCTGCCGCCGCTAAGGCTCCGGGTAAGCTCGGGCAGCGTGCCCGGCTAGCCGAGATGTTCAAGAAGCTGCGGAAGTGAAATGGCACGCACCGACGAACCGAAGTGGAAACGGGTAGTCGCGTCGGTGAAGGCCGGGGGTAAAGGCGGCGAGCCCGGTCAGTGGTCGGCTCGCAAGGCGCAGCTTGCTACCCAACGCTACAAGAAGTCCGGCGGCGGGTATAGCGGCCCCAAGACTGAAGCGCAGAAGTCGTTGACGAAGTGGACCAGCGAGGACTGGGGTACGAAGTCGGGGAAGCCGTCAACGCAGGGGGCAAAAGCCACGGGCGAGCGCTACCTACCTAAAGCAGCGAGGCAAGCGCTGACGACCGCCGAGTATAGTGCTACAAGTAAGGCGAAACGCGAAGGCACCAAGGCTGGCAAGCAGTTCGTGAAGCAGCCTGAAGCCATCGCGAAGAAGACCGCGAGACACCGATGACCACTTCCGGCACCAGCGCTTTTAACCTCGACTTGAACACCCTCGTAGAAGAGGCGTTCGAGCGGTGCGGCGCTGAGCTCCGTACGGGTTACGACATGCGCACGGCGCGGCGCAGCTTGAACCTGCTGTCTATCGAGTGGGCTAACCGGGGTATTAACCTCTGGACCGTGGAGCAAGGGTCGATTGCCCTTACGCAAGGGACGATCTCCTACGACCTCCCGGTCGATACGATTGATCTGCTCGAGCACGTTGTGCGTACGCAGTCTGGCGTAAGCCAAGTCGACCTGAACATTAACCGCATCAGCGTCGATACCTACGCCACCATCCCGAACAAGAACGCGCAGGGCAGGCCGATCCAAGTGTGGATCAACCGTCAGTCGGGCGCGACTGAATCCGGCGGCGTGAACTACCCCACGATCAACGTGTGGCCTGCGCCGGAGCAGAGCAACTACTACACGTTCGTGTACTGGCGGCTGCGCCGCGTGCAGGACGCAGGCAACGGCACGACCACCCAAGACATCCCCTTCCGCATGCTGCCCGCCCTTGTGGCGGGTCTGGCGTACTACCTTGCGCTCAAACTCCCCGACGCTCTCCCGCGCGTGGAGATGCTGAAGATGATGTACGAAGAGCAGTGGCAGCTGGCCGCTGATGAAGACCGGGATAAGTCCCCCCTGCGTATCGCGCCGCGAATTGGCTTCATCTAGGAGCCCTGCATGCCCAACAGGTTCGCCACTGGCAAGCGGGCTATCGCCGAGTGCGACCGCTGCGGCCAGCGCTACAAACTCAAAGAGCTCAAGAAGCTCACCATCAAGACCAAGCTGACGAACATCCTCGTCTGCCCGACTTGCTACGACCCGGACCACCCGCAGCTGCAGCTTGGCATGTACCCGGTTGATGACCCGCAAGCGATTCGGAACCCACGCCCGGACACCAGCTACTGGCAGTCGGGGTTAAACGGCCTGCAGCTTACGGCCTCAGACCAAGGCACGCCGTCACAAGGCAGCCGGGATATCCAGTGGGGGTGGGCCCCGGTGGGTCTTAGCAACCCTCTGGGTTTGCCTGATCTTGAAAGTACGCTACAAGCAAACGGAGCCGTAGGCTCCGTGACTGTGCAGACCTAGGGAGACTACCGTGGCTACCAAGTCCAAAGCTAACGCAGTAAAGGCCGTGCAGAAGCACGAGAAACGCCTTCACCCCGGCCAGCCGCTGACTAAGATGGCCAAAGGTGGCAAGACCAAGCAAGGAAAGAGGTAGCCCTCATGGCCGAGTACAAGCAACCCAAGCCCGTCCCGATCTCTCCCGGCAACGGCTACCCGAACAACGTGGCCAACACCCAGACGCTCAAGACGCGCGGTTCCGGTGCGGCGACCAAGGGTAACCGCAGCAGCAAGAAGATGGGGTAGCGCTTCGTGAACTACGCCACGCTGTCCAGCACCATTCAGGCGTACGTAGAGAACGACTTCCCCGAGTCCGTGGGGAGCGGCAGCCTCACGTCTGCTGAGCAGATCGCCACGTTCGTAACGCAGGCGGAGCAGCGCATCTACAACAACGTCCAGCTGCTCGAACTGCGCAAAAACGTCCTCGGTATGTGCTCGCAGAACAACAAGTACCTCACGGTCCCTACCGACTGGTTGGCGAACTACTCGCTGGCTATAGTCGACCCCGTCAGCGGCGAGTATTCTTACCTGCTCAACAAGGATGTTGCTTACATCCGCGAAGCGTTCCCGTCCCCCACCGACACGGGCACGCCGACGCATTACGCGATGTTCGACCAAGACTCCTATATTCTTGGCCCGACGCCCGACCAGAACTACAGTGTCGAGCTTCACTACTTCTACTACCCCGAGTCCATCACGACGGCGAGTACCTCGTGGTTGGGCGACAACTTCGACTCCGTCCTGCTCTACGGCGCGCTTCTGGAGGCTTACACCTTCATGAAGGGCGAGGCAGACGTGATCCTCGAGTACCAGAAGCGTTACGACACCGCCTTCATCATGCTGAAGCAGCTGGCCGAGGGCAAGAACAGGCAAGATATGTACAGGACACCGCAGGTGAGGTACCCAGTCCAATGACAATGAGCGACGAAATCGGCGCGCTTCTAGGGGTGGGCTACGAAGTCCACACGTCGAGTGGCCGGGGTTTTACCCCCGAAGAAATTGCGGAACGCGCGATCCGAGACGTGCTGTATATCAGTGACCAGACGCATCCGGCTATCCGCGACCAAGCCCACGACTTCAAAGACCGAGTGAAGCAAGTGTTGATCCGGTCGATGTACGAAGCTATCCAGTCCAACAACACGACGTTGGTCAACAAGTTCACCCGAGCGGGCCACCCCGAACTCATCCCGCTTCTTTACTAAAGGATTCTGAGTCATGGCCCTCACTCAAGCTATGTGTACGTCGTTCAAGCGCCAAATCCTCGTTGGCACTCACAACATGCGCCCTACCACTAGCAATGGAGATACGTTCAAGATCGCCCTGTACACTTCGACTGGCACCTACGACGCCAACACCACGGTGTATTCGTCGACTAACGAAGTCACGGGCACTAACTACACGGCGGGGGGCAACACTCTCTCCGGTAATAACGTGTCGTCCACGGCGCTCACGACCAGCACGGGTGTGGGGTTTGCTACCTTTGCCAACACTACGTGGGCGACTTCGACGATCACGGCGCGTGGCGCGCTGATCTACAACAGCACTGGCCTTGGCCGTGCGGCGACTTCGACCAACAATGACTGGATCGGAAGCACGAACGTCACGACGACCAACGCTGCAGTCTGCGTGCTGGACTTTGGTTCGGACAAGACTTCGACGGCGGGTGACTTCACCATCAACTTCCCGACCTTCGACAACGCCAACTCCATCATCCGGATCGCCTGATGCAGCTGAGCCCGCACTTCTCGCTGGAAGAGCTCACCAAGTCCCAGACCGGGGCGCGGCTGGGCATCGACAACACGCCCTCCAACAAGCATCTGGCGGCGCTTAAGCTCCTCTGTGAGAAAGTGCTTGAACCGGTTCGCGCCCACTACGGCGTCCCGGTCCACGTGAACAGCGGCTACCGTGGACCGGCGTTGAACAAGACGGTCGGCGGTACGGCGACGAGCCAGCACTGCGCGGGCGAAGCCGCTGACATCGAAGTCCCGGGCGTCGCTAACGGTGATCTGGCCAAGTGGATCGAGGCGAACCTCGACTACGACCAGCTGATCCTCGAGGCGTACAAGGCCGGGGTTCCGAGCAGTGGCTGGGTGCACGTCAGTTACAAACCAGCGGGTAACCGCAAACAAGAGCTTACGGCTACTATCGTGGGTCGTAAGATGGTTTACGCAGCGGGTATCAACCCATGAAGAAAATCTTCCACCAGCTGTTCTCCGGTAAGGATAACCTGACGCTCGATCTGGGGCGCATCCTGTGGGCTATGATGGCTATCGCCTACATGACGGTTACCTTTGTCCGCAGTGACGGCCCGTTCGACTACGCTGTCTGGGCTACTGGCGCGGGCATCATCCTTGCCGGAGGCGGCGGTGCGCTGGCGCTAAAAGCCCATACGGAGCCTACGCCCCCGGATGCTTGATTTCCTCCGTCCGTACCTTCTGTTTGTAGTCCTCGCAGCTTGCGTGGCCTGCGGCATTTCCGGGTGGAAGGTGCGGGACTGGCAGTGCAAGGCACAGAACGCCAAAACGCAGGAGAAGGCGGCGCAAGAAACCGCTAGGATGCAGGGTGTGATTGATGAGAAGTCCGCCGCGTATGAGGCGGAACGAAGCCGAGCCGCCGTGGTAGCCACGGAGCGAACGAATACGATCCGGGAGATTTTTCGCGATGTGCCAACGGCTGACCCTAAGTGTGTTCCTCCTCCTGAGCTTGGCCGCGTGCTCTCCCAGAGCGTTCTGGACGCCAACCGTGCCGCGTCCACCGGCCAATCTAGCCTCCCCATGCCCGCCGCTCTCCCTCCCGCCGGAGCCCCTGACGGACCCTGAGCGGGGTTTGTGGGAAGCCGATATGATCGCCAAGTACGGGGACTGTGCGGCGCGTCACATCGCCACTATAGCTGCGTGGCCTGCTTCTGGCGGCAAGGGAGCTCGACGTGGTCACGATTAACTTCACGCGCAACGACGGCCCCGCGCCGTTTTCAGACTCCCTCGTCATGTCCCAAGCTGAGTTCGACGCTCTCGCCCCCGGGGAACTGGACGCGATGAAAGAAGCGCGCTTCCAGTCGTGGCTGGCTATCGTGCTACCCGCACCGGACGGGGGCGACGGAGATGGCTGATCGGTATTGGGTTGGCGGTTCAGGAAACTGGGACGGCGGTACAGCTAACTGGGCGGCAACATCTGGCGGCTCTTCGGGGGCGTCGGCCCCGACCGCTGCTGACGACGTGTTCTTTGACGCTAACTCAGACAGCGGGGCGACGTTCACAGTAACGACTCTGACGGCGATCCAAACCGTTAGGAACCTGACTGTTTCAGGTCTTGACCAGTCGATGGTCCTTGCCGGGTCGGTGGCGCTTACCATCCAAGGCGATATTACGCTCCCGACTACGGGATCGCCTATGACGTGGACGCAGTCGGGTGGCCTCTCGATAACCGGCACCGTTGACCGGACGATCACGACTAACGGCGTCACAATTTCTAGCGCTGTAACGTTTAACCCTACGACCTCAGCCCCTGTCATCACGCTTGGGTCTGCGCTGACGCTGGCTACGACCCGGTCAATAACCTACACCCGGGGGACTTTGAACTTCGCAGGCTACAACGTTACGGCAGCCAGTTTTATTTCGACTGGCACTGTTGCCCGCACGCTGACGCTGGGTAGCGGTACAGTTACTCTCGTTAGCGCTGGTAATGCGTGGAACCTAGGGACCTCGTTAACCCTTAATTTGACGTTGAACTCGACGGGTTCAACCATCCTACTTACGGCGGCTACCAGTAAAAACTTCATAGGGAACGGCCTAACCTACAACGTCGTCAAGAACGCTGGCGCTGGCGCTATGGTTGTCTCGAGCGCCACGTCTGGACTTACGTTCGGCGAGCTCGGGAACACTGTCCAGCCGACTACAGTGACACTGACTTCCGGCGAAACATACACTGTCACGACGCTCAGTTTAGAAGGTACTGCGGGTAACCTCGTCACGTTGAACGCCTCTACGGCGGGGACAGCGGCGACCCTTTCGAAAGCCTCGGGCACAGTTAATGTGTCCTACCTGTCGATCAGGGACAACACGCCTACCGGCGGCGCGCGATGGGTAGCTTCTAACGGTACGAACGTCGACGGCGGCAACACCGTAGGCTGGGAGTTCATCCTCGGCCTGCAGGCTACCGGCTCTATCGGCACCGTGACTGTGACTTTCGGCGGGGGGGTCGACGTAAGCGCTACCAGCGTCTCCGCTACAGGTTCTATCGGCAACGCGTCAGTCGTCGGGAAGGCCACCTACGCACCTACAAGCGTCTCCGCTACAGGCTCTATCGGTAACGAGTCAGTCGTCGGGAAGGCCACCTACGCACCTACAAGCGTCTCCGCTACGGGTGCTGTCGGTACTGTGGTCGTTGCCTCCACTGGGGGCGTTGTAACTACCGCTACCAGCGTCTCTGCTGCGGGCTCTATTGGCATCGAGGTAGCCTCTGGCGGGGCCACCTACACAGTGCCGACAGGTCTTTCTGCTACGGGCAGGGTCGGCAGTGTGTCCCTGTCAACAGGGCAGACTATTACGGCTACTTCAGTTTATGCTACTGGGTATGTCTCCAGCGTTCTTATTTGGGGCCTGATAGATACCGCTCAGACCGCTGGCTGGGTAGAGATCAACACGTAGGACACAAGACATGGCCAGCACGTACAGCACCAACCTCAAAATACAGCTGATGGCGACCGGCGAGAACTCCACGACGTGGGGCGCTACGACCAACGTGAATCTCGGTACTGCGCTCGA